CTACCCTAGGATTAATCTCCCTAGGGGCCATGGCTCCCAACAGTCGTTGAAAACAGTCTGACACATGCAATGAATTCATTTTATTGAATAACTCACCCCTGAACGTAATAAGATCAGGGATAGAATTATTCAACAAAAGCCCCATTGGCAAAGGTGATACGTTTACTCCATTGAGACATAGCTTAGAAGCAAATTCCCATGAATCAAATCCATTCCTCGGAAGGATTGATTTGGGAATGCTAATGTCTATGCCTAATTTCTCAATGAGAGACACATATACCTCAGCGACGCGACAGTTAGCGATGGCTACATCATCTCCAAGGATTATATAGTCCTTGAAGTTGTTGTAACCACATAATTTAGCCGCTAGGCGGACTAGTATGTGATGTGTGTAAGCGAGTGAGGATCAGGAGGAATAAAGTCCTATCCCTTGACCAGTGTTGTAATAAATTACTTCACCTCTTGGGAGTCGGAACCCTTCCCCAACTATGACCTCAGCTCAAGCTTCACAGCCTTTACTACTCAGTCCACATAGGTGTAATACCAGTATCTGAAGTGATACTGGTAAACGATCGGTTGCTGCTGTCAAATCATAGCAGTAAACCTTCTTCCCACTATTGTATCAAGCTTTTGCCTGTTCAATGGATCGCCTCTGGTCATATGTATAATCAGTTCTTAATTTCTTAAGACACTGAAACATGACATTATGAAGAGGCATGAGGGTATTCTGAGTCATTCAATCTGAAATTGCAATAATACGAGTCTTACCAAGACCATCAGGGAAGGAGGCAAGTCGACGAATCGACAAACCAAATTTCTTGATAATGGACTTGGTAAAACCCATATTTAGGACTTTATTCATTATCTCTCCTCCTAATCAATTAAGGAGTTGAGAGGGCAATCAAATTGACCCCGGATATATGTTTGGGATTTTCATCCTCAAACGAAATTCGGTAATGAATGTGTCAAGTGCTTTAAGAGCACTTGGCATCCTATTTAATGCGCAACATTCAAGAAGAATGCGACTGAAACCCTTACCCATTGAACCAGACCTTGCTCAGGTCCCCAGGTTTATAAGCCCGGGGCTGAACATAGTAACATGATCAACGTTGGGACAGTATTTACTGTTCCTGAAATGCAGACCAGGCGTAATATCTTTATGATATCGGATTATAAGATCCATTACCTCCGCCGTACCACTATCTCTCCCCTCTTTAGGGGGATAAAGAATAGTAGAGAGTTTCGGTTGGACTCCTCATTCCAATAAACGATACATTCGAAAGAATGTAAGGAA